GAGGATACCGAAGCGCCGAGGCTGTAGAACTGGCCGTCGCAATAGAGATATACCTGCCCCGACGAGCCCGAGCCAACTGTGACCAGGCCGACGTGATGCCAGTAGCCGTCGTTCACCTTGACTGCGCTCGTAGCCGCTCCACCATTGACCGAAGCCTGCAGGATGCCGGTGGAAGAGATGCTGACGATGATTGTGTTCGTGCGAGAGCTGCCCCAGTTCACGCTCAGGACGGTGTTGCTCTGCACCTGCTGGCCGAGGATCCATAGGTCAATCGCACCGAACGAGCCGGAGTTGGTCGAACTGGTTGGGATAACGATACCGCCCGAGGCGATGTTTCCTTGACCGGAGAAGTCCACACAGCCGTCGGTGTCGTAGATGAGCGCCCCGTGGTTGGGGTAGGAGACCTGACCGGAGAACGTGCCGTTGTTGCTCGAGACGTAGTCGTAGCAGGTTGTCAGATAGGCCACGCCTGAACTGGTCGAGGAAGCACCGGAGGTCGTAGATACGCCCGAGACAGTGAACGAAGTCGAGTCGGCTGCGGAGATAGTGGCGTTCGCTTGGTTGAGCGTGGAGAGCCCAGACAGGCCGGTCACTGTGACAGTTGAGCCGACGGCGAACGTGGTGTTGGTATTGACGACCTGGTACTTGATTGACGAGCTCGAGAGTGCCGTGGCCGAGGTGACTGTCGTAGACGAGTAGTTGGAGCAGCGATACCACGACTGGGTAGACGTGGAGGTGGCGTACTGCTTCCAGAACGAGGGGCGGTAGAGGTACTTCAGGCTGAGGTACTTCAGCAGGTCGCTGGCCTCTACGTCGAGGTCGGAGTTCAGAGCGTCTGACAGTTTCTCCGTAATGGAGTCGATGATGCCCCAGAATACGTTGTAGCCCGTGCTCGCCCACGTTCCGATAATGGCGATAGGCAGGCGAGGGGTGATGACGTTCGGAGATCCGTTGAAGAAGCCGTCTCGGTTGTTGAGCGTCATCTTCAGCGTCGTGGCCTCGATGCGGTCGAGGTAGTGCTGCTTTCCCGTCTTGGTGGTGAAGTCTCGCAGGTAGACCGAAGCGTCAGTCCAGTAGTTCACGCCGCCGTACTGCTGGACGAACGAGACCTGATTGGCCGTAGCCAGGGTGTTGCCGCCCAGCGTGGGGTTGAAAGCGATGTAGACCTTGATTGCTGGAAGCGAGGGGAGCGTCACGACAGCCTGCGCTTGGTGGTCGGGGCAGGCTTAGGGCGCTGGGCGTTCGGCCCGTAGAGGTTGCCCATAGTGCGAGCCTGCTTCGTCTGAGCGGTGCGGATAGCGTTCGCCACGGCCTTGATGAAGTTGGGGTCACGGATTAGAGCGTCGGCGATGATACCGACCTCGATTTCAATATCCCAGCTCGTGTTAGCGCCGGTCAGGTCTGCGTCGAACGTCTCGGCCATTACTTGACTACCTTAACTCGCACTGTGTGAGTGGTGAGGTTGCGGAATGGGCCAGGGTAGTTCGGCATCGTTGGACGCTGCGATGTGGACACGCTTGACCCGCTTGACCCGATGAGTGGGATTTTAGGGATCTGTGGGCCGCCTGGCAGAAACTGCAGACCCTTGTTTGCGATAGAGGTAGCGACGTTTGCCGTGAAGCCTAAGAAGTCCAAGGCTCCCAGAAACTTGTTCTTGCTCATCTCGTTGCGCACTTTTTGCTTGTCGGTTTCTGCGTTGGAATAGACCTTAGGAATGAGCGAAGCGGTGAGAAAGGCTCCGGCGATGCCGAGACCGATAGGGCCTGCCTCTACGCCTGCGGCCTCGATGCCAAAACTACTGGCGATGCGCAGACCGATGCTGGCAATCTTGGATCCAAGAGCTCCGGCGAACACAGCGCCCAGCACGTCGCCGATGTTGCTAACGGCGGCAGGGTGCTTTGAGAGGTAGTTCATAGCGCCCGTGATGTCGTTCGCCGCAGTCTGAATGTAGGGGATGAGCGTCAGGCCGAACGTGGTGGCGGAGTTCACGAACTTGGTCTCGATAATCTTCATCTGCGTATCGAGTTGCTTTGAGGCCACGCCGAACGCCGTGTCCAGTTTCGAGGCAGAAGCCTTGTTCAAATCATTGACGTTCTTAGCCAGAGTGCCGACGTGGGTTGCCAGCGTCGTGACCAGACCGACAGCACCAGGGCCGAACGTATCGGTGATGAGGGTGTTCATCGAGACGCCGGTTTTCTTGGAGACAGTCTCGAGGTATTGGAGCGTGTCCACCAGACCAGTGCCAGGGTGACGGGCAATCTTGGCCAGCGTGTCGGCGTTGATGCCCAGAGAAGCCATAGCCTTAGCCGAGCGAGCCGTGGGGTTCTCAATCTTGTTCAGACCGGTGGCCAACTGGGTGTAGGACTTGGCGGTTCCGTATCCGGCAGCCGAGGCCACGTCTGAGACTGCGGCCATTTCTGCGAGGCTCACGCCTTGAGCTGCGAGTGCGCCTCCGACCTTGCCGGTGAGGGTCTGGGTCAGGCTGTCCAGCGATCCGAGGTGGCGCTTGTTTGCCTCGACCATAAGGTCAGACACTGCGGCGACGGACATTCCCTTGGCGATTTGGAGGTTCTGGATACCTACCAGAGTCTGCGTAGTCTGGGCCACGTCGCCCCCAGTGACCACGGCCTGCTTTGCGGCGGCGGTGACGAGGTTCTGAGCTGCGGCTCCCTTAATTCCGGCCTTAGAGACCTGAAGATAGGCGGCGGCGATGTTGGCAGAGGAGATGCCCGTGGCGCTCGAGATGCCGAGAATGGACTGGCCTGCGGCGTCGGCCTGCTCTTTGGTCAGCCCAGCCTGGTTCTGAAGTTTGTCCAGCGCCTCGTTGAACTTTAGGGCGCTATCGACAGCGAAGCCAGCGAACGCTATGCCAAGCCCAGCGACAGCAGTTGTGGCGGAGTTCGTGAACTTGCTGAACTTCGTCCCAGATGCGTCAGCAGCCAGACCGAACTTGCCCATTTTGTGCTCAGCCTCGGTCATCTTCGCCATAAACTCTTTAGTGTCGGCGAGGAGCGTGGCAATCACTGGGGGCAGAAGTGGCATTGGTTTCCCTTAGAGAGTTTGCGCTGCCGTGACGAGGTCAGCGTAGAGGCGTTGGAGTTGGTCTTGGGACTGCTCGAGACCAGGCTGTAGGAACGGGAACGGGCGAGTGGTGTAGTACGGGAAGTGGCCCGTGCCGGTGTAGCCCAGTTCTACCCTGCGCCCATACTTGACAGTTGGGCCGGTCTGCGAGACGTACACAGAGCCCTCTTTGCGCACAGAGACGACACGGATAGAGCGTTGGAGAGCGCCGGTGCGACGGGTGGGGATAGGCCAAGCGTCAGATCGCCACGTCTCGGTAGCCTGCGCTTCCTTGCCACCGATGAACTGCTTGCGAGCATTACCGGCGATGACCTCACCGCCTTGGCGCACGAACTTCTCGGTGGCGGCGTCCACCTTGCGCTTCTGGGCTTGGATGCCAGCGTCGAACTTGCCGAGCCCCGAGACTTCGATACCGCTAGCCATTGGCCACCTCCTGCTCGGTGCGAGCGATTGCGAGGAGCCAGTCCGTCACCTGTTTGGGCTGAGAGAGGAAGTCCTCGTGACTACCGCCATAGACCTTGCGGAAGCGGTGCTCTCGGTAGTAGTCCAGCAGCTCAGGGTCTACCTCGGTGGACTTACCCTCGAGGGCGGCCTTTAGTTTCCCGAGTCGGCGGTAGGCGCTTTTGGGTCTACGTCGGGCTCCGTGTTCACCGTAGATCCGTTGAACTCGACACCACAGGCCTCAGAGAGTGCGTCGAACGTTGCTTTGGGCAGGTCGAGCGCACTCTCCAAGGTCGGCAGGTCGCCTAGTGTCCACTGCTTCACCAGACCCACGATGAGCTGAGCCTGATAGCCGTCGAGGTTCGCCTGGTCGTCCTCGGAGATGTCGGCGAAGAGGCCCCACGTCTTGGGGTCTTGGTCGTCGAAGCCGAGGGTGGCGAGTTTGGCGGCGGTTCCGGCTGCTCGCATATAGGCACGAGAGATAGCCCGAGACGTGCGCTCGGTGATTTCTTCTCGGCTGGCGATGACAGCAGACTGGTTATTGGGCAGTGAGACGATAGGCATTGTTTCCCTTTCTTAGTGATGCTTTAGTACGAGAGTGACGTTCCGTTGATGACGGTGGCCTGAATAGGACTGTAGCCGGTGGCGGAGTCCGTTTGGTTGGCGTTGGCCGTGAACTCGACTTCGAGCTCGGTGTATTCCTTGCCACGGGTGCGCTTGATTGAGTGGATCTGCGCCGCCGACATCGTGAACGCTACCGAGTGGTTCGTGCCACCCGTCAGGTCGTTGGGGTCAGTCAGGGTGACGACGATAGCCTCGGGCGAACGGGTCAGACCGTACGCACCGGAGCCGGTGGAGAACACGTCAGCCGTCGAGTTGATGACGAACGTGAACTTGCCGGTCACTTCAATAGGGCCAGCGAACAGGTTGTAGGGAGCCTGAGTGCCGAGCGTGAAGATTGGCTGGGTCTTGCGGTTGATGCTGATTTCGCCAGTCGAGACGTTGGTGTACGTCGTGCCGCCGATTGAGACCACGGTGTTCCAGGCTGGGATGAGGTGCTCGGCAGAGAGGCTCTGCGTAGCGAACACGGTCGGGGCGCTGGTGTAGGAGGTGTAGGGATTGCCCATATACTTCACAGTTGCCTCGGCAGCAGCGTCAGCACCGAAGGTGAGACCAAGCGTGTCGGCCTGTGCGCCGGTCACAGTGAAGTAGTTAGCGCCGTCGAAGTCCAGAATGGAGTAGGTGGGGGGCTGTGAGCCGGTGGACGGGCTGTTCAGCACCTTGATTGTGTGGCTGTAGGGGCCTGAGCCGGTCTTGGTGTCCGTGCCACCGAGAATGGAGCGGAGCAGGACGGGGAACGTGTCAGCGAAGAGGTAGGTCTTGAACTCGAACTCGTCGTGACGAACGCCC